TACTTTAGAAACACAGAAGGTAGTAATAGCACAAGCTATTATAAATTTACAGAGACAACTAGAAGAGTTTCATCAAAAGATGGATGTGTTGTACGGTAACGGTGATAAGTTGAACATTGATGTTAACTCAGGTGAATATCAAAAAATAGAGGCAGATGAAACTAATAAGAAAAATTAGTGTCGGTAAAGATTATAAGAACGACGCTATGCACTACTCTGTAGGTCAAGAGGTTTATGGTGGTCACACTATTTGTGATATCATAGACAGTAAAGATAAGTACAGTGTATTTATTAAAAAAAATGAAGACGTGTTGCCGTGGAAAGACTTTAATAAAAACATGGCAATATCAGTTGAATATAACTTAGAATATTGAGAGGTTTATTTGACTTTATCATAACACCAAAAGGTAAACGCTATAACAACACTAAGCAAGTAGGTGATACCGAACTTATACTAAACGCTTCAGTGGAAGATCATTTAATGATAAACCGTACGGGTATTGTAAAAGCGTTACCTAGCATTGGTGAAACTAACATACAAATTGGTGATGAAGTAATTCTTCACCATAATGTATTTAGAAGATGGTATGATCAACATGGCAATGAAAGGAACAGTAGAAGCTTTATAGATGAGCATACGTACTGTGTATCTAGCGAGCAGATATTTTTATATAAACATAAAGATAAATGGATAGCACCAGATGATTATTGTTTTGTAAAGCCAATAAAATCATACGATAATTTTAGTGATGATAAAGAGCAACAATTAGTGGGTGTTTTAAAATATTCTAATAACTCTTTAGACGCGTTAGGATTAACAGAAAATACCTTAGTGGGTTTTAGTCCGTATAGCAAGTTTGAGTTTGTTATAGAGCGCGAGAGGTTATATAGGGTATTAACTAATTCAATTACAATTAAATATGAATATCAAGGACAAGAAGAAGAATATAATCCAAGCTGGTTATAAGGCTGTTGATGAATTAATTAAAGTTGCAAAAGAAGAAATAGTAGATACAGACGAAGACATATCGGCTGACAGATTAAAAAATGCAGCGGCAACTAAAAAGCTAGCTATATTTGATGCGTTTGAAATATTAAATAAAATACAAGACGAACAGAATATGCTTGATGGTGTGGTGAAAGAAGATAAGCAAGAAACTTTTAGTGGTTTTGCAGAAAGAAGATCTAAGTAATGTACGAACAAACATTATACAAAGTTGTTGAACCAATTAAGTTAACTACGGTTAATAGGTTAAACAAAAGCAAAAAGTGGAAATACGGATATAATAAAGAACACGATATTGTTGTTATATCTAAAACAGGCATGATAGGTGATATAGTAGAAATACAAAATTTACAAATAGCACTACCTAAGCAGCCAAAAAAAATACATAAGTTTGAAAAAGATAAATGGCAAGTAACGCCGTATCCAAAAGAACTTAATAGGATAAAATCAATATTTGATTGGAGAGATTATCCTGATGAATTTAAAAGCAAGTACATTGATTATATTGAAGGAGAGTTTACAAAAAGAGAAAATGGCTTTTGGTTTTACAATAAAGGTATTCCTACTTATATCACTGGTACTCATTACATGTACCTCCAATGGTCAAAGATTGATGTCGGACAGCCTGACTTTAGAGAAGCAAATAGATTATTCTTTATTTTTTGGGAAGCCTGTAAAGCAGACACAAGATGCTACGGCATGTGTTACCTTAAAAACAGACGATCTGGTTTTTCATTTATGGCCTCAGGTGAAATCGTTAACCTTGCCACAATATCATCAGACGCAAGATTCGGTATATTATCTAAGTCTGGTGCCGATGCTAAAAAGATGTTCACAGACAAAGTTGTACCAATATCAGTCAACTATCCTTTCTTTTTCAAACCTATACAAGATGGAATGGATAGACCGAAGACAGAGTTGGCGTACAGAGTACCAGCGTCTAAGCTTACAAGAAGAAAGCTTACCGTTGCTGCCAGCGATCAACCAGAAGAACTTACCGGTCTTGATACGACTATCGATTGGAAAAACACCGGTGATAATTCATATGACGGTGAGAAACTAAAGCTTCTTGCACATGATGAATCAGGCAAGTGGGAAAGACCAGATAATATATTAAATAACTGGAGGGTAACAAAAACAACTCTAAGACTAGGTAGTAGAATTATAGGTAAGTGTATGATGGGTTCAACCTGTAATGCACTAGACAAAGGTGGTGATAATTTTAAGAAATTATATTATAACTCTGACGTAACTAAAAGAAATAAAAATGGCCAAACAGCTTCAGGACTATATTCATTTTTTATACCAATGGAGTGGAACTATGAAGGATTTATGGATGAGTATGGCTTACCTGTGTTTGATACACCAGATAACGAGATCCACGGCCCACACGATGACATTATTGATACTGGCGTTATAGATCATTGGCAAAATGAAGCTGATGGTTTAAAAAATGATCAAGATGCTTTAAATGAATTTTATCGTCAGTTTCCAAGAACTGAAGAGCATGCATTTAGAGATGAGGCGAATAACAGTATATTTAATCTAGTAAAAATATACGAACAAATAGATTATAACGAAGAAACTAACAATGGTATATCTGTTGGTAATTTTCAATGGATCAACGGCATAAAAGATACTAACGTACAATTTTATCCAGATCCAAAAGGTAGATTTAGAATTAGCTGGGTACCACCTGCTAATTTACAAAATAAACTTATTGAAAAGAACGGGTTAAAATATCCAGGTAACGAGCACATGGGTGCTTTTGGATGTGATAGTTATGATATATCAGGAACTGTTGATGGTGTAGGTTCTAATGGATCGTTACATGGTTTAACTAAGTATAGCATGGAAGATGCACCACCTAGTCAGTTTTTTTTAGAGTACATAGCAAGGCCTCAAACGGCTGAAATGTTTTTTGAAGACGTATTAATGTCATTGGTGTTTTATGGCATGCCTATACTTGCAGAGAATAATAAACCACGTTTGTTGTATTACTTACGAAGAAGAGGTTATAGAGGATATTCAATGAACAGGCCAGATAAGGTTTGGAATAAACTATCTGTTACTGAAAAAGAAATAGGCGGTATACCAAACTCTAGTGAAGATATTAAGCAAGCGCACGCGGCAGCTATTGAAACTTATATACAAGAAAATGTAGGTTTAAAATCAGACGGCGGTTGCGGTAACATGTACTTTAACAGAACTTTAAATGATTGGGCGAAATTTGATATTACTAAGCGTACTAAGTTTGATGCTACTATTAGCAGCGGGCTTGCGATTATGGCTTGTAATAGACACCTTTATACGCCTAATTCAAAAACACATAAAGCGAAAGTAAATATAAACTTTTCAAGATATAACAATGATGGATTTACATCACAAATAATAAAATAGATATGAGTAAAAAAGGTTATTTTCCTAGTCAAGTAGTTAGTGATGCTGAAAAAGCTAGCGCTGAATACGGTTTAAAAGTAGCTAAAGCCATTGAAAGCGAATGGTTTGGAAAAGATAAAAACAACAATAGGTATAATATTAATCAAGCTGAGTTTCATAAACTTAGATTATATGCTAGAGGCGAACAGTCAATCCAGAAATATAAAGATGAATTATCTATTAATGGTGATTTATCTTATCTTAATTTAGACTGGAAGCCAGTACCTATCATACCTAAGTTTGTAGATATAGTAGTAAATGGTATTGCTGAAAGAGCCTATGACATAAAAGCATATTCACAAGATCCTGCTGGTGTCAATCAAAGAACAGCCTACATGGAATCTATTGTAGGTGATATGCAATCAAAAGATTTTAATGACGACGTGATGGGTAAGTTTGGTATTAATATATATCAAAACGATCCTGAAAGTTTACCAGAGACTACTGAAGAGCTAGAGGTACATATGCAATTAAACTATAAACAATCTATAGAAATAGCAGAAGAACAAGCTTTAAAAGTTTTAATGGATGGTAACCATTATGATAATATATTAAAAAGAGTTTATCAAGATTTAACCGTTATAGGCATTGGTGCTGTTAAAAATGATTTTAACACATCAGAAGGCGCAACAATAAAATATGTTGACCCTGCCAATTTAGTTTATTCATATAGTGATTCACCTTTCTTTGAAGACATCTATTATGTTGGTGAAGCAAAAAACGTAACTATAAACGAACTTAAAAAACAGTTTCCAGATTTAACAGATGCTGATCTTGAAGAAATACAACAACAGCCAGCACAACCAGCATATCAAGCAACAAGGTATGGAACTAAGTATGAAGATAATAATTTAGATGAAAACATTATTACTGTATTATATTTTAATTATAAGACGTATGCTAATAATGTATTTAAAGTAAAAACATTAGGATCAGGCGCTGAAAAAGCTATTGAAAAAGATGATACTTTTAATCCGCCTGGTGATGGTAATTTTGAAAGAGTTTCAAAAGCTATAGAGGTATTATACGAAGGAGCTTTAATAGTAGGTACTAAAAACTTGTTAAAGTGGAAATTAGCTGAAAATCAAATACGTTCTAAAAGTGATTATACTAGAGTTAAAATGAATTATAACATGGTAGCTCCACGTATGTACAAAGGTAGAATAGAATCTTTAGTAAGACGTATAACAGGCTTTGCTGACATGATACAGTTAACGCATTTAAAAATACAACAGGTTATGTCACGTATGGTACCTGATGGTGTTTATTTAGACGCTGATGGTTTAGCTGAGGTTGATCTAGGTAACGGTACAAACTACAACCCGCAAGAAGCTTTAAACATGTTTTTCCAAACTGGTAGTATAATTGGTAGGTCACTCACTCAAGAAGGTGACATGAATCCAGGTAAAGTACCTATACAAGAAATAGCCAGCGGTAGTGGTGGTAATAAAATGCAGAGTTTAATTACAACTTATAACTATTATCTACAAATGATAAGAGATGTAACTGGACTAAACGAAGCAAGAGATGGTAGCACACCTGATAAAAACGCTTTAGTTGGTATACAAAAAATGGCAGCAGCAAATAGTAATACAGCTACAAGACATATACTACAGTCTGGTTTATTCTTAACAACTGAACTAGTACAGTCGTTATCGTTAAGAATATCTGACTTACTAGAATACTCACCAACAAGAGATGCTTTCATACAAGCTGTTGGTGCTCATAATGTAGCCACATTAAGTGAGCTTGATGAGTTGTACTTATATGACTTTGGTATATTTATTGAGCTAGCGCCAGATGAAGAAGAAAAACAACTAGTCGAAAATAACATTCAAATGGCTTTACAGTCAAATAGTATAGAGCTTGAAGATGCTATTGATGTTAGACAAATTAAAAACTTAAAGTTAGCAAATCAGGTATTAAAAATAAGAAGACAAAAGAAAGCGCAGCGTGATCAAGCTACAGCTGAAAGAAATATACAAGTGCAAGCTCAAGCAAACGCACAAGCTGCAGAGCAAGCGGCAGCGGCTGAGTTACAAAAAGAACAAGTATCCTTACAAAGCAAAGCTCAGCTTGAACAGGTAAGAGGTCAAGTTGAATTACAAAAGCTGCAAACTGAAGCACAGCTTAAGTTTCAGTTAATGCAAGCTGAAGCTCAGATATCAGCACAGCTTAAAAATTTAGAAGTTGAGGCGTTAAAGACTAGAGAAACTTTCAAAGAAGATCGTAAAGATGAAAGAACTAGAATACAAGCTAGTCAACAGTCTGAATTAATATCACAAAGAAAAGAAGGTTCAGGACCTAAAAAGTTTGAGTCTTCAGGTAATGATATATTAGGCGAAGGAATAGATCTAAGTTCGTTTGGACCTAGATAATGTTTAACAAATAAATAAAAACAAATGGCAATAGTAACTAACGATTGGACTGGTAGCATTGTAGCATCAAGATGGATTGATGACACGGCTGCTGAAACACCTGGTAGAGGAAATTACTTTTGTGCTATTGAGTGTATTACAG